CCGCTTGTCGAGTCTCTGCTCCAAGGAGACGCAATCACATACCACCGCGAATCCGGTAGGAAGCAGAAGGGTTTTATCAATGGAATCGATAGTGCCCGTGAAGACACGAGTTCCTTCGTCGAAGAGTTCGACTTTCTGACCAACGGACGGCTCAAAACTTGCATCGGGCGATACCAAGGTGAACTGTGCGGTTCCTCGCCGGTTCAATCCAATAGTGAAGCTTACTGGAGCCTTTGCACTGACCGCGCGATTCGATCCGTTGATTCTGACGGTTATCATTCATCACACTACAGCCAACTGCCCGGATATGCGGCGTAGAGTCGTTGCGATGCTCTCGGCCACGGCAGTAGGGCTTCCGGCTCCGGATACGGTTATGTTCACCGTGTTTATGTTCACGACACTCGATGAAGCTCCGCCGCCGCCGCCGATGTTGCCTACGTTGATCTGCGTCGCCATCTTCTGAATGAAGAATAGGATCGTGTCGAGCGTACTGGAGATTGCGATCCAGAGTTTCGCAGCGACGTTCCAGTTAAAACCTTCGATGCCCTTGAGGATAAGCATCGTTTCCTTTGTGAACCCAAAGATGCTCTCGGGTGTGTTAGCCCCCGTCACCGCCCACAGAAAGCGTGTGTTCGCCTCGATGGCGTTCAAAGAGGTCTCCTGATGCGCGAGCTGGAAATTAGAAATGACCGCGCTGATCGCCCCGACCAGACCGGCAACACCACCTGTTGCTCCAGCGCCTATGCTGCCGATTGCTCCGCCAATTGCTCCCCCAAATCCACCGGCGCCACCGCCACCACCGCCACCGCCACCACCGCCGCCACCGCCACCACCCCCGATGCCGCTAATAATTGAACCGATAGCCGAGCCGATACCTCCAAGCTGCGATAACAGTTGCCCCAATACGTCGATTAACTTATTCAGTGCGTTTCGTATGATGTACGTAAGAATCGATTCCGCTATATTTAGCGCCACGCGCCTGAAAACATCTCCTAGTTTGCCGCCATCTATTATCACGCGCGCAATCCCTCGCTCCATCTCAAGGAACGACTGCTTAACCTCCTGTGTGAGATTGTGCCATGCTTCGTTTAGTTTCTTTTCGGTGATCTTGGTATCCCTTAGGACGATTGCGTAAGCAGCCGCGAAGTTGTCTGGTAGTTTCTTTGCGGTCACTCCAGCCGCATCCAATGCATCGCGGAGCACCTGCACCCACTCGGTCCCCATTCTCTTACCTTCAGCGATGTTGACATTGACCATCGCCATCCACGCGCGCTCGATATCGAATGCGGAGGAACCGGCCCCTTCGGCGATATCGATAAACGCCTGGCGGGCGATTGTGATTTGTTCGGTTAAGTCCTTGATGCCAAGTTCCTTGAACGCAAGTCGTCTCAGCCCGCCGCTTGCGGTGACTTCCTTGTTCAGTTTCGCAAGCGCTTCTGTTGCGCCACGGGTAGCCAGTTCCGCGCCTTGTAGCGCGAGTTGCCACTGACCACCGGGCAATAGTTCGAGTCGCGATATTCCGTCGATGGCGTCGGCAAGCGTGATCCACGCGGGAATCTGTACCGTATTGATTTCGGTTGCCACTAACTCAAGCTCACCGCGGAGCTCGGCCATGTGTTGTTGCCATCCCTCATTTTCTTCGAGGAACCTGCGTTGGGATTTATTCAGTTCGTCGGTTTTACGGGTTACGTTCTGCATCGCCAGAGCGACATCGGACGCTGTGGCGGTACTAGCCTGCCATTTTCTGACGACCTGATTGAATGCTTCGTCAAGTACCGCAAGCTCAGCGACAACATCCTTCACACCCAGTATTTTGAATGCTTCTCCGCCGCGGACTGAAGTCATGGCCTCTAGAATCTTAAGCGTTCGGTCGCTTAAGCCGGCCTCCAGTTCTATCTTCAGAAGCTTTACGGCTGCGGCTGCCGCATTAAGTTCACGCGTACTGATGGCCGTAACGCCCGGTATGCCACTTATCTGCCGATGCAGGACCGCAAGTGCTTCATCCAGTTCCTTGGTCTCAAGAGCGATACTCTTCATGCTGAGTGTGCTCAGTGCGGCCTTGAGTCCATGGATATCAACCGTTGAGACCGCCGTATTCTTGAGTTTTACGCCGAAGTCCAATCCTTCGAACTTCTGCGACTCAATCGAGAGACGCGAAATAGCATCGCGCACCATGTCGGCAGACTTCCCCAGAGCTTGCAGATCAGTCAAAGTCTTACCTGCACGCAAAGCCGCGAAGATCTCCTTGTCCTTTGTTGTCTGCTCAAGACGATCCATCTTGACAGTCAGGTCAGAGATTTGAATCGACGTGGCAGCGATGGCGGCAGCCGCAGGTATTATGGACAATGCCATCCTTCCAAAGAACGTCAGCGCAGCAGCTGGTATGTTCTTGAATGTAGCAGTCAACATATTCGCACCGAATGCTAGCTGCCCGAGTACGAATAGGACTGGACCAGCTGATACGACTAGTGCCCCTATACCTATGGCTGCTGCCTGAGCGGCTTCCGGGATAAGCTTGAATGCCCGGATCAGTTTATCGATGTTGTCTGTACCCTGCTGTGCGAAGTCGACTAATTTCTTCCCGGCTGGAGCAAGGTTATCGCCCAGCGACGTCAGAACCTTCTCTACCTGATCCTTTAGATTTGAAAAGACGCCCACAAGTGTCGTCGCCTGAAGTTCCATCAGTCTTCCGAACTTCTGATTGATGCCTGCAAGTAACTGCGGAACAACCGTCGCTGATTCAACGGTTCGCTTCTCAACCTTGTCCATTGCTCCAGCGACGTCGGTGTTGAGTATCTTCGCCAGGATCTGCCAGGCCGGTATCCCAGCATCCGCCAGTTGTTTCATCTCTTCGGCCTGAATCCTGCCCTTGGCTAACATCTGCCCTAGCGCGGTAGTAATTCTGTTGATACCTTCAGCCCCACTCCCGAGTCCTGCTGCGGCATTCCCGATTGCCGTAAGCCCTGGGATTACGTCCTTCACTGCAAAACCTAGGGCTTGCATGCGCTTGGATGCGAGCACGAGGTCTGTGAACTGGAATGGCGTGCGAAGAGCAAAGTCTCTCAATGTCTCCAGATGCGCCTGCGCGGCATCGGCCGAGCCGAGCATCGTAGTGAACGCGATCTTGTTCTGCTCCAGATCGGACGAAAGTTTAATGGCTGCCAAGCCAACGCCGGCCAGGGGTATACTGACTGCGGCTGTCAATCTTCCGCCCAATCCTGAGAGCGATGAGCCAATGGATTCGACACTCGAGGCGAAGCGCTTGATCTGTACTTCGGCCCCAGATATGGCGCTTTTGAACTCGGTAGAGTCGCCCTTGATTAGGACGAGTAGTTCAGCTAGCGTTGCCAATGCGTGTCATCCTGTCGAAGTGCGCGATTATTTGCTTGGGATCAGAGAAGGAGATCTCCGTCTCTTCGGGTGCCGCTCCATGTAGAGCGGCCTGGTACTCCATGTAGACTTGATGACGCTTCATGAGTAGGCCGAATTCGTGGGCAGAAAGATCCCAGAACTCAGCATCGGTGAGACGCAGATCGTAGCGACCGATGGCCCACAGGTCGGCTAATTCTGGAGGCTTACAAAAGGGTCCACTACCACCGGTTCAGCAACAGCCAACGCTGTCTTGGCTTCGGCTGCCGCTTCGAGTACGTTAACGTCGGCGTCTGTCGCGCCAAGGAATCGTAGTACTGTGCGTAAGAGCGCAATACCGATTCGGTTAAGTGTTGGTACGTCGTCGATCCACTCCCCGACTTGCTCGACGGTGACTGATGGATCGTCTTTCAACAGAGACGCACGAATGGTTTCTCGCAAATAAGTCAGGCTGAATAACTCGGCGATCACATCCCGGGCGCTTCGCGCGCCATTTCCGATTTCTCCGAACATGTTCAGCCCGGTGGTTTTCTGGACCTCGCGAGCCGCGCTCAGGTTGAAAACCATGAGGCGCGGCTTGTCGAGCATCACTTCAATTGGTTCGTTGAGTCGCCCCATTATTACGCCCTTGCAACGGCACCGGTGACGTTGATCGTCATCGTGACCCGGCCAGCTTTTCGGGAGTCGAGCATCGGCTCCCAGCCCACGAAGCCGGAGAACGTGTACTTCGCGTTCCCGGACGTGCCGATAGCGCCGACGTTTGTCGCCTCGACCTGGAAATCGAGAACCGTCTGATTGACTGATGCCTGCTCGAGGAAATAGTGCGGATAGACGTTCGGGTCCCACACCATCTCGTATGAGTTGTCGACGAACGCTTTTCCGACGGCCATGCGCTCGCGGAATCCGCCTACAGACCCGAGCGTGGTCGTATCGTCGAACTCGGGTTCGTTCTTTGGAATCTTGATGTTGACGACTCCTGGAATGTTGACGAACGCAGCCGAGATCTTGACACTGAGCTGCGAGAGTTGCGAACTGAATGCGGTAAACGCCATGTGTTTTCTCCTATTGGATTCGGCTGCGATTAGGCAGGTAGATAATGGATGCTGAAGGACGCATCAACGCGGAAGAGATCGAGGTCCGGCTCATAGCCGCCTATGATTTCGTTTAGATCTGAGCCGGTGACTATCATCAGTGCGGCCATCTGTCCCTTGAAGAATGGAATCGTTGTTCGCAGGAGCTCCGCTATCGCGTGCGCCTGATCGTAATCTGGCGAAAAGCACGCAGCCATGAATGTGAGCTCCAGTTGTGGGATCGGCGCACTTAGTGGTTCATCTAGATTACGGATCTCCAGGTGGTAGGCGATGTACGGCGTAGGCGTGTCCTGTGTTGCGCGCTCCGGGTAGATCCTGTCGCCAATTAAGGCCGTCAGCGCTCCCACTGATGCTAAGTATCCCTTTACGGTCTCTGAGATAGTCACGGCTTTTCGATGGCTTCGAGCAGTTTACCGATGATGATCTTGCGCGACTCGCCACGCTTGGCGCTTACTGCCTGCGAAAAGAACCGCTGCGCCTTCGCCCCCGGGTGATGCACGAATGGGAGAATGATGCGCCCGCCGAAGAGCGATAGGAACTTGTGCCCAGCCTTCGGGCGGATGATATGTGGACGTGTCCCGCGCACGACAAACGATGCGTAATGCGCATCGCGCCGGCTGACGAAGACCGCCACAGCAGCGGGCTTACCAGGTTCCTGTACATTACTCATATGCACCGCGCGGCGCAGGCGCCGAGTCAACCCTACTGGCGCAGTCCGCTCCGCTTCGTTGCGTATCGGCTTCGCACCTTCCCGCAGTATCGGAACCAGGAATTGAGGGTCCATACGGCGCGCTACAGATTGCGCCCGCTTCACGGCTTCTGTCCGCCCCTTGATCGCAAGCGTTCTTAGCGCCATCAGTTACCGAAGGATCGCCCTTCTCTGCATTCGAGCTGCATCATCCGACCGCGCTCGTCTCTATCTGTGACGCTCAAAATATCGAAGGCCCGAGTACCGAGCTTGATTCGCATGTCGGAAGTCAACCCAATGAGTGCTCGGATCGTCACGCGGTGTGTTAATTCCTTTGCGAACTCCGAAGATCCAAAGCGCTCGCGCCCGCCGATGGGCTCAACTCGCGCCCATACTGTCGCGAACGCCTGCCAAGTCTTGACAACTGCGCCGCTTGCAGAGCGGACAACGGGGCTGGCTGGCTGCTCCACAACGACGTAGTGTCTCAGTTGCCCCGCGCGCATAACTCCAACGGCCCGGCATGCATCAATCGCGCATCCGAAGGGATCTCCGGGAGATCGCCCTGCACGATATGGCGGTAGTGATCTTCGGCCCGGTTTTTAGGATCTAGCCGAGTATAGAATTCGTATTTGCGGAGCCGATCCGCGCGCTGCATATACCCGTAGTGCCAGAGTTTAGCGCGGCACATCTGCACCTGATCGTTCAGTTCTTCCGGGATCGATCCACAGTGAAAGTTGGGCCCACTCGACTGCTTCCGTTTGAATCGATGGCACGGAGAGATCATCTGGAACACAGACGCCCGCGTGAAGCGTCCGTACAGACCATCGACGCGAACATGCCTTTCGTCGTCCCACAGGTATACGATCTTGAGCGCCAGTGCCGCACCTTCGCTTGCGCAGATGACAGCCGCACCACCCGCTTCTAACTCTTCATCGCCGTCGATGCACACGATGTAATCTTCCGACGCTGGGCCGCGCTCCGGTGGCTTCACCTGCTCCCAGATCCGATCCAGTAGCCAGTTCTTATCGCGCGCTTCATCGGTATCGTGTACCGGAAACGGAGAGTGGTAGACATGGCAATTGAGGAATTGCGCATATGCGGAAGTTCGGTCGGTGGAGTGGTCGTCGAAGAGGAATATTTTCTGACAAAGCGGCTTCAGGGAATTCACGCACTGCGTGAGCCAACGCTGCTCGTTACGCACGCGGAGCATTCCCCAGTAACGCTTCATACAGTTCCCTCGTCTCCCCATTTCTCGACGTAGATCCGACGCCCTTCTTCGATCCCCTGGTGTGCGGGATCGCCGCGGAAAGAACTGGGGTAGATCGCGTGATTGACAAAGCAATTATCCTGAATGCCGATCTTCATTCCGGCATTTCGCACGCGACGGCTGTAGTCGTTATCCTCCCATCCATATGCGGTGAAGCGCTCGTCAAGCAGCCCCACGCGGGTAAGTGTCTGCTTCGGGACATAGACGCAGATGAAGCACACCATCACTGGATCATCCCGGAGTCCCATACCTATCGGACGCTGCCGGATGTTGCCGACATTATTCGTAGAAGAAGCGATGAGTCCGTACTCGGGATGTTCCGCCGCCGTCTGTGCGAGCACCGATAGACCCCGGTATCGGCATAGAATCGCATCGTCGTTCATTATCACGACACCATCGCGACAATCTGCAAGCGCTCTTCCGATGCCTAGATTCACGTTCCTGGAGAAAACAAACGGCTTCTTGCCGTTGATTGCAGTTACGCCATCCGGAATCCTGTCCAGTCCGTCGTCAATAACAATGATCGGCAGTGGTCCATCCTGCTCGCGGATCGCAGCGACGCAGGCAGCAAGATTCCTGGGATTCCTCGACGGGATTACAATCGCGAAGTTGCTCATACTGCGATCTTTACCCACTCTGCACCCACTGGTACCTTCGTGCTTGTATTGCCGCCATGAATGCGGCAGAACATCAGGCCATTACAGTCGTACACTGCGATTCTGCCGCGCGCCTGACTCAGGAAGACGGTATCTTCGCCAATCGGCAGGTCCGGAAACCGATGCGAGTCCCACCACGCACGTCGATACATCAGCGACGTACCGAGCGCGAAACAACTATCGGGACTGCGATACATCCACCAGTCACGCCCATCGGTGAATTGGACTGCTCCGTATCCCACTATTTGCACGTGTGGACTATCCGTGAGATGCTCGACTTGATTGGCGATCCGTACCGGGTTACTTAGATCGTCATCATCCCAATGCACTATGAAATCCCCGCGAGATCGCTTTATGGCGATGTTGCGCTTTGCTCCTACCGACGCTCTCCGCTCCAGTAAGTGATAATGCACGCCCGGTGCTTGTGGCGGTTCGCTGAAACTCCGAGAGTCGAGATCATCGATGATGATGAGCTCACGCCATGGCCATGTCTGCCGACGGAAACAGGAGAGCGCATCCTGCGCCATCGCGGGACGCCCGCGCGTCGGCATGATTGCGGAGACTAGCATACTGTCGCTTCCAGGTCAGCGGTCTGCCACCAGTCCCAGAGTTTATGACTGCGCTGCTCGTAAAAACCCCACTGAGTGCGCTGCCATCCCTGGCGAACGTACTTTTCGGAGAGCGAACGCCACGGCTCCAGCGGCAAATGGTCGAGCAATGCTACCGGCAACGGGGGATCAAGCCATCCAATTCGCAGACCCGGCGTCTGATTCTGCCAGGACGTGAAGCCCATCCGCCCATCGGCGAACGGTCGCGTCCGCGCAAAGGCACTCCGCTTGAAGATGCCGATGCCGCCGATGTGCTCTGCCATCCTGACGTGCCGCTCGATGTCGCGGCCGGCTGGGATTGGATCGTCGCAGCCACATTCAAACCCAAGGAGATCTACCTGCTCCGCGACCCGCATGCACTCGCTCAACCAGCCAGGTGGCATCAGTACGTCGTTATCAATCTTCGCGAAATACTGAGCGAAAGGATCGCCGAGCACGGCGGATTGATCCAGAAACGCATTCATCACCGCCACTGGGCCGCCGAATCGCTTCCGGATAAAGACGTGCGGAACCGGCCAATTGACGGTCTCCATGAACTCCGCAGTGCCATCGGAAGAATCGTCGTCCATGCACCAGACGCGGTTGACCAGATCCCATTCAGTCGTCTTGCGTAGGGCTCCAATGCACTCAACCGTGAACTCACAGCGGTTCCAAGTTGGAATCAGAATGTCTATCTTCGTCATGCCGCCACCAGTTTCTTTACTTCCGCAATCCTTTCCCGGATGCGCGCCAAGTCGCCGTAGTGTCGTTTCTCCTCGCCCATGCGATCCTTGCCGAAGGCGTGCGGCAGGTGATCGAACGGCACATTCACGAGTTTCACGCGGTTTAAAGCGGTGAAGACGCGATCACATTCGCGCGCGAATAGTTCATCGTTAGGCCAGCACTCGAGATACTGTTCGAGCACGCCCAAGCAGTCGCGATGAAACACGCAGCCCCATCCGACCAGCGCTATACCGTCGTTGTAAAACGGGCGCCGCTCCGGTGGCATATTGCAGACCACGGCCATGCGATCCACAGCCGCTAGAATTGCATGGATGTCGCGCACGATACAATCATCGTCCTGCGTGTAGATCCATTCCGCGCGCGTCCGCTCCACTGCTCTATAGCGCCCGTAGATCTTACTATCAATTAAGATCGAGTTGTCCCAAATCTGCACTTCTTCGAATGGAAGCGAATTCAGAACCGGATCGAGATTAGTGGTCCCTTTTGTTACGATTACCGCCGCTACTTGATCGTAGTTAAGCACGCGCCACCACCCCATAGCCCAACGGGAAACAGAAACCATTTAACTCCACCGCAGCTCTCCGTTCATGATGCACCAAGTGGAGACGCGCATCGGCCAATAGCGTCTCCATGCCCGCGCGCGTGAACCGCCACAGATCGGATGCCTCCACTTCGTCCCAGTTGGTCGGATACGTCATGACGAGATGACCGCCTGGGCGTAACCACGCGCGGAACTGCGCGAGCATCTGTCCTGGACGCTCCACGTACTGAAGCACTTGGTTGCACATGATCGCATCGACCGGACCAGCGGCGAGAATACTTCCGAGACTCGGACCGTCGATGTAACTCCGGTCAATCGGAAAGTACTCGCCATCCACGAGATCCTTGTATGGCTGCTTCCCGGCTCCGAAGTCGATGACGCGCCCACGAAGGAACTCATGCTGCTCCAGCATGAACGAGAGTATGCTCGTTCGCTCTAACTCCCGGATGCTGCTGTGGCTGTAGATAATACTCATTGAGATCCCTGAGAAAGTGCTCGCGCGTATTGTCGAGTTCGATCTGCGAGCGGTAGCAGGCAAGCGCGCGGAGCTTTCGGCAGATCATGTCCGCTGTTGTCGGGACGCGCTGGCCAGTCGACTTCCCGCCAGTGCGTGTATAGGTCATGTAATAGACCACGTTCTGGGAGTACTTCGCCGCGAGATTACCAACGAGAGTATGTTGAGCGTGTCCATCGATTTCCGGCGCCGGTGCGAATATAACGGAGCTCTTGTCATAGCCTGGAGTAGCTTCCAACATCAACACAAACGTCCGCTCGTCGATATCCCAACACGCATCTGAGAATCCGAAGAAGACCGGAACGGGCGCATTCATCTCTGCCAGTGCCGCGCGCGTCTCGTCTCGTCTCCGCTCCGCGGTGATGGGCGCACCGCGCAATCCCTGGAGGTAGCCGTCATAGACAACAACGACCTGTGGCTTATGACGCATGATGGTGAACGCGCCGAACAGCGTCTCATCGTCGTTATGCGGTGAGAGAAAGATGTCCATTCACAACTCCGCGTACTGACCGCGTACCCGTATGGCGTCGATAAACGCATCGAAGCCGTACCGCATGACTATCTCGCCAATTGTAGCCTGGTCCGGAACGGTGCTCGCCTCCCGGTTTTCATACAACGCACCCATCAGCATCAGAATAGGCAGTTTCGTTTGGGCACTTGCTTCCGTTGGAGGCGATTTTGTTACGATGCCAGCCTTGTATTGGATTCGAATCGGCGATACCGGATACGGTACAAATGCGGGAAAGAACTTGCCATAACCCGGAACGAGACGTCCTGGCTGCTCATCGGTGTTGGCGAGATACTCCGTGTTCGGCCAGGTCGTCTCATTCCCGTCTTTGTCTTTGTACTTCACCGATAGAACCGAAATCAACGGAGTCGCCCCCGGCAGTTCGATGTAATCGCGGCATCCGTTATGGAGCCAATACTCGGCCACGAGCTCGAGCGTCTTCTCATGGATGGTTATGTTCGCCTGCCGCTCGACATACCGCCGCGCAGCTTGTATGTAAAGCGCAAGAAGCGTGTCTTCGGCATTGTCGGTGATTCTGCACTGCGCCTTCACTTCGCTTAGCGAGACCGCTTCTCTGATGGAATCGACGATGACCAGCGGCTCGACCTTACGTAGCATGTTTCGTTTCGCGTTTCGTTATGGCTCGATTCTCAAGTGGTGGGCCGCTTTGGGGTTCCTCGTCGGGATAGAGGTTGCGCCGCCGCATGACTGACGGAGCAAGCGGCCCATGGACTGTGCAGCCGGTGAAGCCGACGTGGTTCGGCGAAGAAAGAGACGACTCCACCGTGCGCTGCACTCTCGCGGGACTGCTCCGTGAGATCAAGACGGTTAGATGAAACTGCCCTGTACGAAGTTGTCGGCGCGGTAAACGGCGAGAGCCACCCGCTCCTCGCACAGGAGCATCACCATGTTTTTGATGAAGAAGTCGCTGTGTTGGTTCGACACGTCGACACGCGTTGTCATACGGTCGAAGAGCGTCGCACCGCGGATGAAGTCGCCAACCAGGAACTTGCCGGGTACCATCGCATTGCTGAGCACGACCGGAGTGTTCCAGAGCGTGGGGATTCCCATCGATGCCGGACCGCCGAGAATATATTCGCCGGTATTCGCCCCGCCGACGTCGTTCTTGATGCGATTCATGGCGCGCCAATCCGAATGCCGGATGACGATGCCGGTCGCGGTCCGCTTCAATTCCTCGAGTTGTTCCAGCGCTCGCGAAATGGTGTCGATCTTCGTATCGCTGGCCACATTCTTCGCCGTATCGTAGGCCGTCGCCGCCGTCATCAGGCCCGTAATGTGCTGCCCTGTGCCGTCGCCGCGAAGTAGCTCGAAGTCTTCCGCGTCGCCGAGACCGTCGCGAAGCTTGAAATCGATGGCGTCCCGGAGTTGCGCGAAGTCATCGAGGATCTGACGGGTCGCCGGTATCGTATGTGCAATCGTGCGCACGGGCGCCGAAGCGATGACGAATGTTAGCGCGGCTTCGGGCTTCGTCCCCGCTTCCGCAACCGGATAGGCTGCGTTTGTGAATGCATTCTCGCGGATGAAATCCACCGCGTTGTTGGTCGTCGGCTGCGTCGGGATCAGATCTCGCACTCGCGATGTGCGGACGCCGGCGAAGTAAATGCCAGGCAGTCGTTGCGGAACGAGAATACCTGGTGTCGCACTGCCAACCGCCGTCG